ATAATATGACTCCAACGAAGTATGAGCCATTCCTAGGCGAAAAAAGATGTTAGACCCTCCAATACGACCTCACTTTCAACTTCGGTATTTGGATTTTTGACCTTAATGATATGAGATAGTTTAGGCATTGTCTCAAAAAACTTTTCAATTGCTTTAAACTGATTTGTGGTCAGTTGTTCTAGAAATTCATCAAGTTCTTTTTTAGTCGAATCGGCAGCAATCCAGGATTCTTCTTCACTAAAAATCTGATCGATACAAGAAGAAATCATCTCAAAGGTATCATCAATACTAATAGATTGAGTATTATTAAAATTAGTCTTAATGAACTCTTGCATCGATGGATATTTCATTCGAAGAGTCAGAGTATCATCAAGTTTAATATCCTTTGAGTGTTCCTCACCAACATTTACTTTAATTTCATCTAGATTAATTGAAACCGGAACTTGTGTGGTTCCGTCGTCTGGGCAGGTAATTAAAACATCAACAGACTCACCAACAGACTTTCCCCGAACATTCAGAAACAAATATTCAATATCGAAAGTTGATAGTTGTTCGACTTTAATTCCTTTAGTAAGAATACAATTTGAAATTACGGTTTTTACCGCTTCTGCAATTTGTTTTGGATCCTCACTTTCCATCGCAATAATTAAGACCTTTTCTTCTTTGACTAAAAATGGTCTGTATTTAATATTTTTTTTTAACGAAGGTATTTCCAACTCATATGTTGGTGTAGAAATTTTAGGTAAAGGCATTTTATTTAAACATTAAATATTCAACTACACTTATTTATTCGGCAAAATTGATATTGGTATTCATATTATCTAAAAAATATTTTCAATGAAATTTGCTGTATTTGCAATGTTCGAAACAAAGTTATTATTGTTTCCAAGCAAATTTGAAAGCGAACTGGACTTACCGGCAATATAGCGATCATATTGAAATGTTACTGCCATAGTAAGAATGTTAGATGCAGAATAACTAACTGCCAGAGATGAAATTGCTGATGGAAAAAGACCTCTAAAAGTATATTCTATTTCCTGATTATAATCTTTATCAAACTTGGTAATTTTTGTCTCATTTGATTTATAATATTCCGGATACTGCATTCTAAAAAGATAAGCGTCACTATTTTGTTTCACCGAAGGAAGACGACTGTCAATTGGATTATGAGATCCACTCGCAATAAACTCCATCCAACTTTCCATAAATTTAAGAGCATTATAATTTTTATCTACATAAAATTCTAGAGTAATTGGAGAGTATTGCCTTGTATGAGCAAAATACTCAGTCGTACCCATATGATTTCCACTAATAGTTGCCGTTGCCAAATTTGTTGTTGGAAGAGATGCCGATGAACAAAGTAGTCCGCAGTCTTCGACAATGAATCTCTGAGTAATCCCTTTACTATTAAGATATGAAATTAGTTCCCCACCACTAGATCCAAGACCTCCAAATCTAACTTCATAATGTGAAGTTTGTGCGAGGTTGGTAAATAATGGTTTGAAATCAGATATTCTTTTTTTAGTAGGCACTCTAAATACTTAGATGAGTTTATATACTATGTATAATGTCATATAAGGGAAAATATCAACCTTCCTATCCAAAAAAATACAAGGGAGATCCAACAAATATCATTTACAGATCTCTTTGGGAACGTAAATTTATGGTCTATTGTGACTTAAATGAAAATATTATTGAATGGGGTTCAGAAGAAATAGCATTACCTTATCGTTCTCCTGTAGATAATAAAGTTCATCGATATTTTCCGGACTTTCTTATAAAAGTCAAAGAACCTAACGGGTCAATCAAGAAATATATGATTGAGATTAAACCTTATAAACAAACTATGCCACCACCAAAACCAAAAAGACAGACAAAAGGATATATCTATGAAGCATATGAGTATGCCAAGAACCAATCAAAATGGGAAGCGGCAAGAGAATACTGTAAAGACAGAGGATGGTCCTTTAAAGTCCTGAGTGAAAACGAACTTGGAATTGACAGAAAATGAGCCGTATTGCACCATTGGTCAAGAAGTTAATAGGAACTGAAGATGCGGATGATTTGATGTTGGAAATACTTGAAGCTCTAACAGAAACCACCAGTAGTCCTGAAGCAGGTAAATTTTATACCTTTGTCTATAAACCAAAGACTCCTGGTTTAAGATATGATGCTAATCCTTTAGTTGCCGTTACAGGTGTTTATTCCTGGGGATTTAGTGGCATTAACTTTCATTGGGGAGAACAGCGTCAATATACATCTGGAGAAGTTATTGGCCCTCTTCATATTGTTAATCAAAATGAGGTTAGTGACCTGAGAAAACTACCTTTTGGAAGAATTAGGATAAATAACTAAAAACTATAAACGTCAGTGCCAAATTATAGATACCCAATTAAAAATATTAATGCATCTGATGATTTTTTGAAAATCACCTCTTTTGAGTATAAACCTCCTGGATTAAATCTAGGAGATACCGGTAGTTTTGCACAAAAAAGTTCTGATGATATTGTTTCAGAAGGTGGATATGGTTCTGCAACAGGTAGAGGAACAGTAATACTTCCAATGCCACAGTCTATTATAAGCACTGCCGGCGCAAGTTGGGGTGTCGGTAATATGGATCCTCTACAAACTGCTATTCTGGGAGTAACAAAGTCTGCAGTTTCAAATGGATTTGACGGTGGGATTTCAGCTGCGACAAATTTATTAAACAACTTGAAATCAGCAGCGCAAACTGCAGGTGGTCAAAGTGCGGTTCAAACTTTTTTTGCAACAAAAGCAACAGCAGCACTACTTGGAGATGGAAACTTTACTCAAAATCTTTCCAGAGAAACTGGTAGTGTTTTTAATTCAAATACAGAACTACTTTTTAATGGAGTAGCACCACCTCGGTCGTTTTCATTTTCATTTGATTTAGTTCCTCGCAGTGAAGCAGAGTCTAAGGTAATTAAAGAAATTATTTTATTTTTTAAAAAAGAATCTGCGGCACAAAAAGGAGCAGAAACCGGAGGTGCTGCCGGATTATTTCTTAAATCACCAAGTGTATTCAAAGTTCAATATATGAGTGGTGGAAAATCTCATCCATTTCTACACCAGTTCAAGATATGTGCTCTAAATTCTATGTCCGTTAACTATACCGGTTCTGGAACTTATGCCACATATTCTGATGCCACACCGGTTCATATGCAGATGATACTATCATTTCAGGAACTCACTCCGATCTACCGTGAGGATTATATTGATAGGAACGGAAATAATAAGTCAACACTCACAGGAACAGGATTCTAATGTCTTACTTCAGAGAGCTTCCAAATTTAGAATATCAATCGTTCCTATCAAGTAGTTTAGGCTCTGATGAATACTTACTGGTAAAGAATGTATTTCGTAGAGTTAAACTTCGTGATGATTTAAAAAATGTTTTTATGATATTTAATAAGTATCAAATTCAGGACGGAGCAAGACCGGATACTGTTGCCGAAGAAGTTTATGGAAGTGCTCAATATGATTGGGTTGTATTGGTGAGTGCCGGTATTGTAAATATCAGAAATGAATGGCCTCTTTCAGATTATGACATTTATCAATATGCCGAAGAAATATATGGTAATGATTTAAATGCTATTCATCATTATGAAACAATCGAAGTTAAGGATTCAAAAGGTCGTTTAATTCTTCCTGCAGGTAAGGTTGTAGATTCTAATTTTAGAATTCCAGATGTAGATATCTATGGGAATATTGGAATCGGTTCTGCATTTTATACATCAGGGTGGATTTTAGGTTCTCAAGGGTCTAATGCTTATACTTTTACAGGACCTGGATTTACCGGTAATGAATCTAATCCACCATTATATTTAATCAAAGGGGAGAGATACACATTCACAAATAATATGAATGCTCATCCATTCAGAATACAAACCGGTATCGGAACAAATGGAACTGTTTATAGTGATGGAATTGTAAATAATGGAGTCTCTAACGGAACACTGATTTGGGATGTTCAATATAATGCACCGAGTGTTTTATATTATCAATGCACATCACACACATCTATGGTCGGTCAGATTTATATTGTTACGGCAAATATAAATCCTGTTGTGAGTGTGAGTAATTATGAATATGAAACTCGAAAAAATACCCTAAAAAGAAGCATTTATCTTCTTAAGCCGGAATATCTTCAACAGGTTATTAATGATACAAGAAAAGCGATGACCTATGACAGATCATCGCAGTATGTAAGTGATAAGACAATTCGCACCGAGAATACAAGGATCACGATGCCCTAAAAATTGATAAAAAACTAATCCGCACCAAAAACACCAGTCTCATTGCCCCATAAAAGTTCGAGTTTCTTATCAAATACCATTACATATCGGTGTTTGCGGGAGCGTTCTTTCCATTCTCCTGCAGCACCTTTAACTTTGCCTCTAGAGTGTTTAGTTCCGTCTGCATAGTAGAAATCTTTCTTTGCGTCTGAAAGTCCGCAATATTTAAAATTACAAGCGCGATAGATTGTACCGCTATGGAAATCACTATCAGCGTAAGAGATGATTGCTTTAACTTCAGTATCCTTCCGTAACTGTCTAATCGCTCTTGAAACAAACCAAGAAGTGATATTATGTTCGGTTCCTTGTATTTCGGGGT